TTGATTATTGTATGTCTGTAATAAAGGCAATGAAGATGGAGGTGCATGGAAATAAAAAACTTTCACAAGACGAAATAGACGCTTTCCAAATAGCGTTAATTTCTAAAACTTATTACGAAAATGATGCAAATAAAGGTTATAGAAAAGAAGCTGCACCGGTTGACCCTGGCATACATAAAGGAGACGATGAGACGAAAGATTAATTATTTTTATGTTGACTACTTAGCCACCAGGATAAGGCAGGAAGAAACTAAACTAACACTTTTAAAAATAGGAAGTCATGCAGATAACTAAATTATTAAACGACAAAGAAATAAAACATGGTTTGTTGTTAGTAGATAAATATCCAAAACCTATTAATAAAAATAATGTTGTAAACACAAATAGTGCTTTACTGCAATTTTACTCCGGTAACGATGGAGCAGGTAGGAAGTTTTATCAGTATATGAATCCGGAAAGATTACAAGCTATTTTATTTATGATAGTAAATAATACGAGCGAAAAAGACGATGTGAAAGCTAAAGCAGCTGCGATGTTCAAAAAACTCTTCAAAAGTTGAGTGGTGTTTACTTAGTGTAATTTCAGCCGCAGGTGTTTTTCCTGCGGCTTTTTTGTTACCACTCCACACCTTGCTTTATCGCATATTCAAGAATGCCTTTAGCATGAGCTTTCGCCACTGCCTCCTGCCATTCTCTGTCTATCATTAACACAGCATCGTTGTAATTTGTAAAGAATCCATTCTCTGTTAACACCGCTGGCACTGTTGTCGCAGTTAACATCTGAAATCTTGCCTCTCTGTCAAGGTCACCATCACTGTAATCATGCCGATGCACCCAGCCAGGTGTAGCATCTTTTACTTCTTCTCCAATCATGGTAGCAAGAAGATCAGACTTTGTATTACCTGGTGATGTAAATACCTCCCATCCTCTGGCAGATGTTGAAGCTGCGGCATTGCCGTGAATGGAAACAAGCACAGCAGCCTTGCCAAGTGTGGCATAGCTATTTACAAGCTGACAGCGTTTGTTAAGTGATGTATCGTTTATAGGCTCATAAACCTTTTTAACCTGGAAGCCATAGTCAAGGAGAAAATGCTCAAGGAAGTTGGCAAGGGAGCGATTGAACACACCTTCAAAAAACCAACCATAGGAATGGAATTTACCGTGATTGTGCTGAAAACACTTGGAAGGATAAGTGACATATTTGTCCGGCCCTATTCCTTTATTAAGACCACCATGCCCAGCATCCACGCATACTACAAAATCATTTGGTATCATTCTGCAAATTGAAAGTTGTACAATAATTTTTTATCAACATCTATCGTGTATTTCATCCAAATGCCTGCACCTGCTTTAGGAGACAATCCTTTTTCAACGGCATAACCATTAAAATCAATAGGTGCATTTTGGTAGGTGCCTGTTTTTATATGCCATTGCTGATCTACACTTTCACCGTATCGTGAAATGCGATTCCTTGTGACAGGAACAATCCATCTATCATGCGTATGTCCACTAATTACAATGTTAGCATCTGGCAGATATACTGCTCTTCTATTTGTTTGAATTACATCTTTAGTTACAGGCCCTCCACCTCCGTAGCCGTGATGGTAAGCCATAATTAAAGGCACTTTAGAACCTTCATCAAGGTAAGCATACATTCTACAATAAATATATCCAGAATAATTGCCCTGTGTCATTTCTAACTTTTCACAAATCTTATCTACTATGCCATATTCAATGCGCTTTTCAACGCTCGTTTCATGGTTGCCAGGAGAATAGAAAGCTAAGATAGATTTGTATGGCATTAGAAATTCCACAACATCTTTAATCACTTCGTCAATGTACCTTGCGGAATTGTATTTAGGATTTAAATCTCCTTTGTTGCTGCGAGGATCATATTTTCCTTGCATCAAGTCAAGTAAATCACCAAATATAAACACCGGAGCATTCCTTTCCATTGCAAGGTCAAGGTGTTGCTTTAGCTTTACTCTGTCGCAATGCACACTGTCAAGGTGAACATCAGAAATCAGTAAAAAATACCTATCTTTTTTGTAGACTTGATAGTCCATAAATTGATAAGTATTTGGAAATATTTTTTGTAACATAGTTTTTTTATTTTAAAGGGGAATAGAAATCAATCTACTCCCCTCGGCTGCCTAAGGTAGCGAATCCTGCTGCGCCTATAACTTAAAGCCGATAAGGGCAAAGGCTGCGTTAATCAAACCAAACTTTGCTGGTACTTTAACTTCAATTTCCTTTCCTGCGCACTGCTTGGATGTCTCCTTAATCTTATCCCAAATTATTTGGGCAAGTTTAACATATTCGCGCCATGTAAATTTGACTTTTTTATCATCATCGCTGACGATTACGTTTATCTCTTGTGCAAGCTCTGCAAAATTGAGAGAATAACAAGCTATATCCGATAAAGGACTTTTTTTTGTGTCGGAGTTTTTTAAAACATCCTTTAAATTAGTCTGCATGATTATTTGTTTTTAACGTTTAAACAATCTAATTATTACTGTAAAAAGATTTACTCCCGTTATCCGCTTGACATTTTCCGCCACGCTGAACAATTCTGTACCAGCGATGACCGAGCTGACAAGGTAAACGATTGGTACTGGGATTGCAAAGGTCAACTGCGCACCGTGAAATATAAGGATGGATGTAAAATATACCACTATCTTCTCCGTTGTCCTGTACAATCCTTTGCTTGTTATCGCCTTGCCCTCTTTCTTTGCTGCCTTGATTCCCGTGATTGTGTCAGCTATGACTACTCCGATGGTAAATAAAAGGAAATGTTTAATCGGGAAGAAGAAGGAAAATATAAAGCCTGTTGTCAATGCCACGGCAAAGAAATCATAGCCTTGTTTAAGTAGGTTTAAAATTATTGACTTCATATTATTCCTTTTTTATTAGCCGCACATCATTGTCAACCGTTGCAAATTTACCATTGGCAAACTTGTATAAGTCATAGCGCACACCGTTGAAGGCAAAGCTAACTTGGTTGGTAAATGTACTTAATAATAGATTGGTTGAAATAGAATACACCTTGCCGTTATCAGGATTAAAAATAAATCTGTTGGCATTGTTTATCTGTATTTCACCGAGGATATTTTCCCCATTGAATACCAATGTCCAATCGCCAAGGAAAGCCGTTGAATCCCTTAAAGCCGTTGACGTGTACACGGGTTTGCCACTTATTTGAAGGTGCAAATCGTTTTCAAGTTTAATTAACTTATTGACTTTACCACGCATAATATAACCTCTTGCTATTTGTGCTATATTATCTGAATATAAAGTAGCTAAAGATGTAATTCTTTTAATAGCTTGTAAAGAATCTCCATAATTGTCAACTGATTCAATAATACTACTATCTACATACAATGTTTGTTTTACAACAAAATATGTATTATTTGTTTTCCTTACAAAAATAGTATCAGATAAAATATCTTGACCATAAATAATAGAAGGAAATAAAAATAAAAATAATATGTTTTTCATGTTTATTTGTTTTCAAGTGTTAAAATTCGTTGTTCAAGTGACTTTATTTTTTCATTTGCCTCTTGTAATGCTTTGACAATAATAGGCAAAAGTACACCATAACCAGCCTCAAGTTTTTCTTCAGTACCGCTTACAAGATTTGGAACATTTACATTAGTATCTATTTGTGCTTGTTGTAAATCTTGAGCAATAAATCCTATATCTGAAATACCTATCTTACCACCATCTCGCATATTCCAAACAAATGATACTGGTTTTAATTTTTCAATAAAATTCATACCATAATTTAAAGGTAAAATATCTGATTTATCCCGAGCATCTGATAATGAGGTAATAGTTGTTACTTGCGCACGAATAGTAGCAATAGAACTATTTCCAAGTGTAATTTCATTTGATACTGTGCCAGTTGAGGAAATTGCCCTATAACCTAATAATGTGTTATTTGTACCACCAGTTAATAAAGTAGTAATACCGCCAGCCTCTGTTCCAATAATTGTTGAATTATTTGTACTATCAGTTGCGTAACCAGTATCTGTACCTCCAATAGCTACATTTTTTGTGCCTGTTTTCAACTCTTGTAACGAACTTCTGCCTATTGCGCAATTAAAATTAGCAGTTGTTGCTTTATATAATGCATTTGCACCAATAGCAACACTATAACCACCAGTCGTATTAAAACCCATTGCATACGAACCAATGGCTAAATTTTCATCTCCAGTAGTATTATTTTCTAATGCAAAAGCACCTATTGCTGTATTTGTATTACCACCAGCAGCATTTTTTGATAATGTAGCTAAATTACCAATTTTTATATTACTTGATACATTTGAATTTCCAAGTCCAATGTACAAACCATTTATTTTTAAAGTCTTGGTTGTATAATTAAATAATAAATCAGTTGACGATGATATAGCAGACGTTCCTCTTCCTTGTAATAAAGTTGAATCGCCATAGGTTGTACCACCCGTTCCCCCATTTGCCACCGACAAAGTACCACCTAATGTCACCGCTCCAGTTGTTGCCGTTGATGGAGTTAAGCCTGTTGTTCCAGCGCTGAATGAGGACACCGATACACCGCCTCCTGCCTGTATCCATCCATTGCTTGCCGTTTTATAATGCCATAACAAATTAGTAACTGTATCAAGCAAAAGAAAAGCACTTGTATCCTGTTTGTTTGCCCGTGTAATTTTGCTTGTTGCCGTGACTGTGTCAATGGATGCTACACCGCGCCAAATCAAACCATCGGCAGTCGTCTGTTCTCCAAGTGTTATCTTTTGCCCAGCATTGCCCGTGTACTGTGCCATGGCAAGGCAAGGGAAAAGGAGGAGGAAAAGGAGTTGTTTCATGTTTATGTTTTTAATGATTAATTACCAGCCATTTTAATCCAGTTAGTCCCATTGCTAACAAGTGTAGCATATTTACCTCCACCAGATACTAAAATAGCTGATGTAAGGGAGGTGCTATTTAATGGCTCTACGTTTGTTGCTGCTGAATTAACAGCACCAGCACCAGTATTTTTAATTACAAGTGTTTTGTTTGGATTACCACTTGCAGATGGTAATGTAATAGTAACGGTAGAAGCTTGATTAATATTTACATACCAGTGTGAATAAACACCAAAACTTGACGATAATGTAATACCTGGCCCATTTATAGCAAGATATACATTAATAGAATCATTGCCAAATGCTGTTGCAGTCAATGTTCCACTTGTTAAATTTAATCCATTACCTACATTAACTCCTACTACCTGCCCTGTGCTACTCCTTCCAATAACACTTGTTGCCGTGCCACTTACACTACTCAATGTTACTGTACCGCTAAATGTTTTATTTCCTGTCAATGTTTCTGTACAACTTTTACAAGCCGCTCCTAAATTATTTCTTGCATCCGCTTCGTTTGCTCCTCCAGTGCCACCATTTGCAACTGGCAATGGTACACCGCTAAGACTTACCGCTAATGTGCCGCTTGATGTTACAGGACTTCCCGATACAGATAAGAAAGTAGGTACACTCATCGCAACACTTGATACACTGCCCGTGCCTGCTCCAATGGTTGTCCTTGTGTCAGCTGCATTTAGTAAAGTAATAGTATTGTTAGAATTTACTTTTATAAATTTATCAGATACACTATTGGTTAAAGTAAATAAAGATATACCACTTGTTGTGCCTCCTAAAGTTATCCTTGCATCAGATGCTGTCGTTGCACCAGTACCACCATTTGCCAATGGTAAAGCATTACCACTTAATGAAACAGCTAACGTGCCACTTGTTGTAATAGGTGAGCCAGTTACTTGTAGAAAAGATGGTACAGTCATTGCAACACTTGTCACCGTGCCAGTGCCACCGCCTCCGCTTGTGTATTGTGGAATGTTTAATGTTGCTCCTACTAATGTTGCCGCTCCACTTGTGCCTGTTGTAGTAAGTGTTAAAGCGTTTTGTTTATTGTTAAAAGTAGTCCAATCTGTTGATGTTAAAATACCACTAACACTTCCACTTGCATTACTTAAAGCATTCTGTTTATTATTAAATGTTGTCCAATCAGTTGATGTTAGATAACCATTCCTACCACTCGTTGCACTTAACAATTCTATTGTAGGTGTAGTAGTTTTATTAGTTATAGATATTGGATTTCCAACCGTTGTTGAGGCATCTACCTCCGTAACAGTGCCAGCTCCAATGTCACTCCTAAAATTAACCGCACTCCTGGCATCAACTGTGTTGTCAGCGTTGAAGCGAGGGAAGGTGATGGCAGAAGGATTGGTTAAGGTAAACATTGATTGACCGATAGTTGTGCCTCCTAAACTTGTCCTTCCTGTCGCTGCTACAAGTCCTGTACTCCCTCCATCCCATTTTAATCTATCTGTAAATGCCGTGTTCCAATTACTACTATTATTTGTTATACTTGTTGTCCATGTTGTGCCTGTGCTAAGTGCTATGCCTGCCTCTGGATAAACTGGATTGCCTTGCGCAGAGGAAACAGAGCCGATGCCGGAGACTGTGACTAAGGTGTAATTTTCACCAAGTTTAAAAGATGATGCTGCTACCTTGACCTTGTTTGTGTCAATGATGCTGAATTGGTCATTTAGTAACAACTGACCATTGCGGAAGAGGAGGATAAACTGCCGGAGTTGGATAGGAAATTTATTTGTAACTGTCCATGTTAATGTGTCTGTTGTGGCAGGTGTATATTCTTGTTTAAGTATCTTTATTGTATCTCCTCCTATTTCAACTGCTACAATGCTATCTCTGACAAAGTCATACACTGTGGAAGTATCTACTGTTAATGTGCCAGTAGTTGTTATAGGTCCACCAAGTAATCCATAGCCACTACCTACACTTGTAACTGTGCCTGTGCCACCTCCACTATATTGTGGTATATTTAATGTGTTAGAGCTAAAAGTTGCAGCTCCACTTGTTCCGGTAGTGGTAAGTGTTATATTGTTTTGCTTTGTCGCAAACCTTGTAGTAAGGTTAAGTAAAGTAGTATCTGTCAGCTCCATTAATACAGTGAGGTCTGCGGATACTGTGCCTGTGGTAGTAATTGGATTAGGGCTAACTGTTATGCCAGTGCCACCGGAGATAGAGGTAAGGCTGCCCGATCCTCCACCACTTCCTGCACCGCCACCACGAGGTAAAATTACTGTATAATTTTCACCTGCTTTATAAGATGTTGCGGCAATTACTACACTTGTTGATGTTGGTACTGTGTATTGATTAGGCAATAAGATTTGACCATTTCTATACACTTGTAAAGATGTAGTATCATTTACGACTAAAGTATCGCTTTGTGTCCATGTCAGAGTGCTTGAAGATACACTTCTAAATTCTTGCCTTGCGTAAAATCTGCCTGTTGTATCTGCATAGGCTTTGGTAGCGTAGTTAGATAACATAGAGGCAGTATCACTAACTAAAAGTGTTGCCGTTGTGTCCCTCCATAATCCATCACTACTTTTATAATACAAAGAAGCCCTGTCAACTGGTGATGTAATTTGGACATCGTGAAGCTCATCCAATTCCTGTCCATTCCTTATTTTTACAAATACTTCTCCACTCCCAGCATTACTCTTAACACATACGCCAATGTAAACACCATGAATAGGTGCCTGTGGCTTAGTAGATGTTAGTGCGCCTGCTGTGGTGCCAGATAAATACACTGCGCTATCTTGCGTTAATGCAGATGTATTTAAATTTGTAATTAATCCTTCTGTGATAACATATCCGCTTTGATTATCTGCAATACTCTCCGCAACAATGCCAAATGTATTAGCCGATGTTGGGTCGCTTGTTGCAATAGCTTTCGCAACGGTTATCCTGTTGCCCTGACTTCCTGATAAATAAACAACATCGCCTTTATTAAGAGTTGCGCCTGTTCTGTTATTTACCCGTTGGTGTAATTGCTGCCCAATAACATTAGTAACATTACCACCTTTTAAACCTTGTATTAAAGAGCCTTGTGTATCATTATATTCTACCTCTCCCACTCCTACTGTGCCATCCTTTGCCGTGTTAAAGGTAATGGAATCAAAAGGCATCGTCAAACCTCCTCCTGCACCGGTAATAGCTGCCCAGGCACCTTGTTTAAAAACATATAAAGAGCCGCTGACAGAGTCAAGGATAAGATAAGCCTTTACGTTTTTATCTGCATAACTCGTAGGCTTTGTAATTGTATCGTTAACTCTACCTCTCCACACAAGCCCGTTTCCGCTAGTTTGCCAGCCTAAACGCTGCTTATTGCCTGTAATAGGATATGGTATAGAGTCAATAGAAGCGTACGATATTCCTGCTACTAATGCAAAAGCAATGACAAGGCCTTGCCGTTTGTTGCCTACTTTGTTAATAGCTTTTCCTATAAACTTCCTGCCTATTCCCATGACTAATTCATTGGCTAAAACTTTGGCAATATTTCCAACGGCTTTTAAAAACTTTCTTTCTTTCTTCGGTGCTTTTATTTCTTCCATTATATTATGTTTATTGCAAAGACAATATAATTACTGCCATCGTAATGTGTGTTAGCATCTATTGTAATAGTGGCAGGTGCCGTAATTACATATTGACTTTCTATTAATTTCTGCCCATTCTGGTACACATGAACAGAGGCAGTTAGATTAGTAACCGGTAATGTTCCATTGTTCTGTGTCCATGTCAATACATTGGATGAAGCTGCGATAAATTCTTGATTAAAAATAGAAACAGCAGAGCCTGTAACAGTCACATTGTTTATAGTTTCTGTGACATTATTATTTACCACTCCACCACTTCCGGCATTGTTTGCCACCTGGTCAAAGTCGCGAGGCTTAGATAATACTGTTCTTTCTGTATAGTTAGGCATCTAATTCTATTTTAAAGTAATCACCTTGCCAAATCTCTGTTTTTAAATCAAGGCTGCCTCTTTCAAAAACGTAATATCCAGAGGAATATTCTATGACCTTGTGAGGAAGGTAAGGATTGTCAACTGATAAATTTTGAAATGGCATATCTACCATGCGGAGCTTTGGAGTAAGTTGTCCTCGGATTACTTCATTAACCAATAGCTGTGTAACATTGTTAAAGCCCGATCCGCTGCTTACATCCCAACTGCTACTATTTTCGTATGTGCCAGATTCTAATACTTTCAATCCTCCATCTGTTGTTTTACTTGGCCCATCACCAATATAAGTATCAAGGCTAAAAACTGTGGAAGATTTATCGTCATTGTCAGAGCCGTATTCAAGTATATCACTTTGTCCAGATACTGCACCGGTAGGAAGAAATTCAAGATAATTACTGCTTAATAAATAAGATATAGTAAAGTTTGATATTATACTTGTGCCTGCCTCATTTCGCATTGATTTTAATCGCATCTCCCAAACATACTCCGCACTTTCTGGAATGTCTAATGTATCAAATGTAATAGTCTTATAAGCAACAAAAGCAGCATCGGCCGTTATTGTTTCTGTATTAAATTCATATTCGTAAAAACTATTCTCCCAAGTTGCAGGCTCTAATACAAAATTAAATCCATTGGTATATGTTACACCTCTTTTTAAATACTTGTTTTCTTGCTTTACTTGTAATGACTTTATTTTACCAGTAAAGCCTGGTGATGATACACTATCTAATTTTAAAGTATCAGTATTTGTAGATAAAATTACATAATCGTAATCTCCACTTTCTGTAATAGTTTTTGTTACTCCTCCTAATCTTAATCTAAGGCTACCAGCATTATCAATTTCAACTTTAATTTTAACATAATATTTTCTACCAGATGTAACTGTAAATGTCGTATAGTATGCCTCCGAAGCTATTAAAGTACCTTCAAGTATTTTGTTATCAATTAACCATCCACTACCTAATGTCCAGTTAGCACTTTCAAAACCTTGCAAAGGAAAGCTATTTATAATAGATGCTACCTTAACAGCAAATACAAATTGGAAAGGCTCAAAGTTTACAGGATTAAGTGCTTGAGCATAAAAGCCAAGTATTCCGGTGTAAGATAAACGAGCATCCGGATTAGAAGCATCTAATGTAGGAGTGGTTGTAATTACCGGAGTAGTATTAGTTGCATAGTTATATTCTACACCTGCTAATAAGTTTTGTTTAGCAAAGTGATTATAACGTACTACTACATTTTTTAAGGAAGGATAGTATGTCCATTTGCCTCCGCTTAATCTCATTAAGTCGCTTCCTGGAAGATTGGTCTGAATATTAGATATAGTTAAATCCGCTGTAAATGTGCCAGCTGATTGAACACCTAAAGCACTGTACTTAAAGTATCTTTTAGTCGCTGGTGTTCTTGAATATTCATTTACTTGCACAAACCAATATTGATTGCCACTAAATAATAATCTTGCTCCAAAAGTTTGACATATTTTTTTTAAGACATCGTAGCAACTTTGATAATTATAATTGCTTTTAGTGTCTTTGTGATAGAATGCTCTATGTTGTATAACTGTCAATAATGAGTAATCACTATTTGCACTATATGCCGTTGTATTCTCATGCCAGTTAAAAATTGTATGTAACACTGGCAAACTATTTGCCACTAAGTTCTCTTGGACAAAATCTAACTGATTAAGGCAATTTAAAATATGTTGAACAACTGTGTCCTGCCCGTTGTAAGGCCCAACCGCACTCTTGTAATCTAATGTCTTTAGCCATCCTAATCCATCTATTGCAGATATTTGTGCCTGGTAACCTATGGATAATGGCACATCTTCAAACTCAACTAAATCTGTGACTATATAGCCATACCATTTAAATGATACAGTTGTGTTATCATCTTCGTAGGCTGTTAACTCCATCGTGAATCTTCCCTCAACAGCCAAGCCAATGTCAAGGAGCAAGGTTTCAAGATCACTATTATTAATTAATAAAGACAATGAACACCGTGAACCAATGATAGGAGTAAATCTTTCTTGTCCTTGCTGACTTTCACTGTCATATTGCAACTGCAAACCAATGGTATCAAAATCATAAGTCATACCGGAAAAGACATTGTCTTTAATAGAAACTATTATCTTTCTGCCTTTCTCGTTATAAACTGTCGTTTGAAACCTTGCTGCCATTATTGTACTCTGTTAAGTCCCTTCTGACTTCTGTTTAACAATATAATTAAATCGTTTCCGCTTATCCTTGTTTCCAGGCTGCCACCTATTCCCATGTCTCCCATCATTGATTTAAGTTTAGATAAAGGTGCAATAACTTCTGGATCAACACGAGCATTACGATTATCTCCAACTAATGCCATTGTGGGCCCGGTAGCAAGTCCACCTTGTGCAAGGGCAGGAGCAGATACTTTGTTTAACAAAGTATTAAATAATACAGATGCACCTGCACCAGCAGCACCTGCAACGGCAATGGCAAAAGGTCCTAAAACTTTACCTGTTGGTCCTGCTAATATATTTTTAACAATACCTGCCACACCTTCTTTAATATATGCTGATACTACCTGCCTTGCTGCTTGCAATGCTGCACTTGCCATCTTTTTCATGTCTGTTTCACCTTGCACCGCTAAATTAGAAAATGCGTCAGCAGCTAAGATTAATGCACTTGTAAGTGTATTTCCAAAACTCATCATTTGCGTTTCAACTGCTACAAATGAATTTTTTACTTCTTCATTAGTTTCTTTCAATCTTAAATTACTTGCAGTTGCAGTATCTAATTTTATAGCTAATAAATCTAAAGTAGGAAGCATATTTGTTATACCTGTTGATTGTGCAGTAATTGCAGCTACTGGAGTTGCACTTGGTACTCCTTCGGTGCCTCCTCCTGTTGGTGCGCCACCATCACCAAACACTAATTCACCTGTTCCTTCTGTTCCACCTCCTCCTGTACCTTTGCCCGGTGCAGCCATGAATAGGCTTTTAAACTTGCCTTTAAGACTATCAACTGTTTCGCCTATCGTTTTAAATTCCGCTGCAACTACCCTTTGTTCTTCCTGGTATTTTGTCATGCCTGACAAATCAAATAAATCTAAACCTAATGCCTTTTGTAAATTATCTAATTTACCTAAAACAAAAGTAACTCCTTGCATTACGGAGTTCTTTATATTTATCCAAATGTTTTTAAAGTTATCACTAAACGCTTTCCAGTTATCATAAACATATAAAGCAATCGCACCAACCGCAGCAATGGCTAAAGTAACTCCAAGTATAGCAGGATTAGCAAGTATTTTTGCAAAGGCACCAGATATAACAGTAGATAGGTTTTTTACCGTAGTCATTATTAAACGAGTAGTGCCTATCAATGCTCCAAAAGTAGTAATCAATTTTCCTACTATAAATATTGCTGGCCCCAATGCTGCAACTAATAAACCAGCCTTTACTATA